TCTGATGCTTGGCAAGTTCGATCTGTCCTTTAAGAGAAACATTGTCCATCTGCGCCTGTGCGGCGGTAGTAGCTGATTTTGCCAGCTCCGCTTGCTGTCTGATTTGCTCTTGCGCCATTGCATCCTGTTTTTGTCCCTCAGCTTGCTGTGCTTGTGCGGATTGTTGCGTGGCTTGTTGTCCTTCTAGACTAATAGGGTCAATAAAGTAGCGGGTAGCCCCTTGTAAGCCTGAGAACTTGCACAAATCGTCCAAGGCGCTGTAAACTTTTCCAGGGTTACATAATGCTTGTCCTGGCATCTGCATAATTTCCTTCTGCATCATGACAATCTGAGTTACCGCCGCTAACTGCGCTTTATGATCACCACTCCCCGTACCAACTCGAACGGTGGATTTTTGCCTTGGCTTCCAAGATGAAGGATTGATCTGTACCCATTCCCCTTTGAACTTAAAATCCTGTACGATATCCAAGTGTTTTACTGCTAAATCACGTATTTTAGTACAGAGTGGTTTGATTCCGGTTTCCGCAATAACACGAATAATTAACCCTACCAATTCTTCCTTGGCATTCATTAAGCGTTCCACGCCTTCCGACCCAATGGAACTTCCCCCAATATCCTGTGGCGAAGCATTACCATCAGCGGATACGCCTACGCGACCAGCTCGTACACCGTCCAGATAGTTCATCATATTAAATCCGGCATCACCTATCTGTGGAGTTTGTAATGGAGTAATGGCATCTATTCGCTTTGCGCGAATAATACCACCAGGACGACTAACAAGCATGTCATCAATATTTACCTGGCCTTCCACAACAACATTGCGTTGATTGTTTTGCAAATATAAATTGTCCATTATATTGCGAAGCAGCGCCGTCTTATTATCTTGAATCTGTTTCAGTCGATCATAGATTGATAGTCCTTTAAATTTATGGGACATGATGATTGCGGTACATGCCGTCCAAGGATTGCTATCAACTTCTTCCTTTGATAGAACAACCGTAGGCGGCATGGAGTTACCCACAGTGATTTTCATCAACGTGGCAATCCCATCTCCATCCATGTCAAGTTTAAGGAAGCACTCGCATACATCAACCAGCTTTGAAGATTGATCATCAACAAATGTCGCCGGTATGAGCGTGTTCTCATGTTGCGCACCAAACCTATATGATGATCTGAGTAAGTCGGCTTGTGCCAAGTTTTGCACGATCTCTGGATCATAACCTTCTTCTATAAGATCGGAAACTGATTTAGTAACAATATGAGATGAAAAACGCGCGTTGGTTAAATCTATGGAATTATGCTGATTGCTAACGCGAAACTGTTCAGGAGGAACAGGATCAATGCAAATTTTACCGATATGGGTAGTAATTTTAATTTTGACGTTATAAGATGAATAGGGTTGACCATCTGGAGTAGATTCTTGTATTTCCGATAATTTAACAATTTCCACTGATTTATCGGCCACTAACATTTGCAGTTGTTCTTGTGATAAACCCGTATATGATTCCGTTGTTACCGTTTCTTGTTCTTCATAATACGTTTTAAGTATGCCATTGCGCTGCATCAGGGCGTCTTTAACAAATTGATGTATTAAGATAAACCCATCATTCTGCTTCATTAAAATGTCATAGACGAACTCCGATTCAAGTTCCGCTTGACGTTCGTCATCCGGTGATACGGGATCAAAAATCACCACCTCATTATTTTGAGTAAATGACTTCATTACTTGAGGTATTATCCATTCAATGGCGTCCGCCACATCCGTGGATATTAACGCGCTTCGCCCTTCTTGCTCCGTACCCGTTGGATTGCCAAGATAATAATTCAAAGGATCAATCAAATCCTGAGGCGTTTGCACGGTGATGTTAGCCATTGAAAGTTCATTGGTTACAATGGCTAATATGTCATCATCAGTAAGTTTTTTAGTAGTACGCGCCATTATTCCGATTTACCTTTGTCAATTTCACATACTTCATGATCAAGTGATTCAACCACACCAATCTTTTTGAACAAATAATATTCCAGTTGGAAAATCAATCTTGTACCCACATGTCCGCTTAATCCAATAAATACCGCTGATTGTAATGCAGGTATTGCTAACGACTCACATATCCAAAATACGATTATGCCTATAAACGATGCCGTTATAATATCCACCACTAAACTTATTAAAGTACAACGAACACAACCATGCTTTCTATTAATAAAATTAACGAATGCGCCCGCACTGGCTAAGCTGATAACAAATACGTATATGGACAGGTTATAACCAAGCGGGGACAAGTTCTAACAACCTTTCTTAGATGGTTTACCAGGTTTACCAGGCATTGGCATGGTTTTGTCTTTTGGATATTTCTTCGTCTTAGCCATAATGGTTATACCAAAGTTGCGCCAACCGTAAAAGCTACCGCCTGGCCTGATACAACCTCAATCTCCAATAGCCCAATGAGTTCGGTAACGCCTTCGGTCAAGTCAGCGTCAGCGGTAACGTTAATCTGTGCGGTTCCAAGCGAAACGGAAGTGACAAGACCGGTTTCATCAACCGTAGCTACTTCAGGATTGGAACTTGCGTAAGTAATATTTTCTACACTGGCTGGATTGCCATCGGCATCAACAGCGGTGACAGTGAGTTGCGCATTTTTATCATTTGGTAACGTAAACATAAAATCATTTCCTTTAATTGAATAAGGCCCTAAAATTACTTCTATAATCATGGAAGGGCATTGACCATGACTACCCAATTCTTGTACGGATAAGTATCTACTATCCCAATCAACGCTGACAATCGTTTTCAAACGATACCCCTATTAGTATATGAATAATCAATTGTTCTTTGATATTCAGGATTATCCATCAACAATGGATGAGCTACCGCCATTAATCCAAAGGCGTCAGAAGCATGACTACTCCAATCGTGATCCGGTCCTAGTCCAATTCCACGCGCTTCGTCTATCTTCTCATGATACCAGCCGATGGCATCCATTCCACCTTGACAATGTTCCTTATCAAACCACATTGATGGAAACAAACGTCTTGCCGCTTCAATACGTTGTTTGGCTGCGCCAGGACCTTGATTCTTAACTACGAAAACATCAAAACCCGCTTCCATCAATGCACTTTCATAAGTCACGGTATAAACCTTATCATGATTAACGCCATCGTGAGGCAATACGATCTGAGCCTTGCCATAACCGTTATCCCTCAACCAATGAATATGCGTGGCTAAAGGCTGTCCAACCGCTTCATAATAATCCAGTACCCGAATTTCCTTACCTATAAATTGAGCTACCCATATACTACAAGCATCGGCTTTTGCTCCAGTTCCACCAATATCCCAGAAAGTTCTAAAGGTCATTAACGGATCTCGGCTTAGATTGCCAACCCTATGTTCTTGTTTAGCTTCCGTTAAATTCTTAGAGTAATAAGCGGATTCACTAATGGTTACATAATCCCCATTCCAAATATGTTCGTATTGATCAGGATTAATGCGTAGGCAGTCTAAACGCTCTTGTTCAAGCTCCATGGGAAACCAAGGATTATTATACCAGTTAGCACTAATAACCACAGCGTTGGTAGGTAAACTCTTACCTCGTAACATTTTATCAACGGGATCCGCTTTACGTCTTGGATTCCAGCTAAACCATAACTCCGAACCTGGGGCGCGTATTGTTGGCGTTAGTAATTGCAAGGATCGTGTTGACATTGTTTGCGCCTCTTCTATCCAAGCACGATCAAAGTTTTCAAGGGATTTAATGGATTCGGCATTTTGATCATTCATGCCAGTGAATATAATCTGTCCATCCCTGGGAGTAGCAATCAATTCCTTATAGATTTTAAAACGGTGTCTATTGCCTAGCCTAAAATTATTAATTTTATCCTCAAGCAATAATTTAGCTGAATCTTTTAAACTTTTTTGGACTTCCCTGATACAAACCGAACGCATGCCAGGCTTGGCTAAATGTTCATCTATCATCAATGACGCGAAAGTGTGAGACTTACCGCTTCCCCTTCCACCAAACAAGCCCTTATAACGGGCAGGCTCCAGGAGTGGAAGCGCAAACTCAGGAATGGGTATGGTTAAGTCCATCTTTCTCTGAAACAATAAGTCGGGTTATGGTGATATTATCTTCGATGGTTCCCACAGTATTAGTCTTTGCTATGCCATGCATTTCCATAAACTTGGATATTGCCTGTACTTTAGCGGCGTCTGGAGATCGAACATTAGTTGCGATTGCAACAAGTTCCTTACTACACCAATTCCTTCGGATTGTTTCAAGCCGCTGTGAGTCTTTCCTGGCTTCCCTTATGCACCTAAGTACATAAGGGTCCGTCATCCTTGATGGTTCTAATAGTTCCGCAACTTGCTGGGTGCATCCACATCTCTTTAAAGCACTAATTGCATCCAAATCCAAAAGGTAGGATTCTACGAACTTATCCCGTTGCTGTATTTCAATGTCAGTATAGGTAAGCTTAGCTTCTTCTAGATCCATAATAAAGTCTTGTATAACATATTTAATGTAAATTATAAAGATTTAACTATACTTAGTATCCCATAAATGTTTAGCAATCAATAAGGCTTCCGCTCTGTCACTATGCTTTTTAAGATTTAATGGAGCGGTAGGAAATAATCTAACGGCTAACGCCCGACTTTGCTCCTTGTCTTTATTAAGATTAAAATGGCGCTTCCATACTGAAGGACTAACTAGATTCATTCTAAGATTCATACAAGCCACAATAGCGCGGAGAACGCCAAAAGAATCTCCAAGGCTAAACATACTGGATACGCCTTGACCTGGCATTGCTCCAACTTTTTCTAAAGATACGTCAACGTCATCATAAGCGCTAACGGATTCCCTAATTAAATCCCGAACGGCGTAAGGGTTTATTTCCTTCCTTCCCGAGCCTTTAGCTACAGTTGGTATATCGAATACCGCTATAAAGTTGCCATCCTTTAAAATCCCTATCGCTCCAGTAACGCCAGGATCAATCCCAATCGTGATCATTCCATATCTCCAGTCATAACCAAGTCTACGATCTTTTGTAAGTAATCCTCGTCAAATAAAGGCTCTACATTAACATTATTATAAAATATTTTGTCGATACAAATGTTGTCCATGCTATCCGAATCCGTCGTATATTGAACAAGCAATTGCCAGTTGTTAAATTTTACGAATTTAAGTGTCATTATCGTTTCACCTTAGTGTTGGCATTACTTTTTTATTAAACATTGTTATTTAGCGCTTAATTTGCGAATTTGAGCTATTTACACAGGGTAGTGTTACCCACAGTTGTAAATACCTTAGCTAAACGCGATTTTCGAAGCCAGTTCAAGCGCTTTTAGCCTATTTGGATTAACCACCGTAAAGCTATCTTGATTAATCATATTTACGGTCACCCAATAAAGTTTGTCTATTTTTCTAATAAACACGATGCCTCCTCCTCTTGATAAAGTGAGCTGGTAACCACAGGTTTTCTGATAGTCAATCTGCCTTCATTAAACGCCAAAATTAATTCCCTGAGAACTAGACTAGTTCCGCCATACAAAGATGCTTTTTTTGTGAAATCCTCTTTGATGGATCTTTTAATTTGACAGGCAATCAAAGCTTTTTGGTTTTTAATTGTTTCTTCACGCTTTTCCATAATTACTATCTCTATGAGGGATTAATTGTACAAACTCTTTTCCAGCAAGTTCACACCAGGGCTCTTCAGCATCTAATAAAATTTGCTGGATAATGCAGTAGTCAAAATTATAAGGTTTACAATTTCTGTCTTTATGCAACCAAGACATATTGGTTCTTAATTCTTCATAATCATTAATTCGGCATTCGTCATCTAAAGAATGAAAGTAAATGAATTGTCCACAGGGTGAAACCGTAGTTGGGTAACTTGTAAAAGAGCTTGCTCCAATAACTTGACCCACACTATGTAGAATTTCTTGGAAGGATGCTTCCATCCAATATTTATCCCAATTAAATAACCCATTTATCTTCATAAATTAGCTTTCTAAATATTAAAATAATAGTATAGCATACTTTTAAATAGTTTATAAAATATAATTGTGCAGCTGAGTTTATACGTTATTATAAAAAGCGCTTCAGAGGCTATTAAAAACAATAAAGATTAAAAATACTTGTGTATTTTTAAATCGCTACAGGCTGCTAGTAGTAAGGGGTTAAGATTTAAAATATATAATACATAAAATATATATAATGAAATTACACCCCTAAATAGGGTCTTCTACAATCGTGTGTTTTTTGTATTTATTTTTTTTCCCTCACAAACCCAGCAACGACGCTGCCTACAGAGCATAATAAGTACACGAGTATTTATTAATGTATTTATTAAAATCGTGTACTTATTATTTTTTTCAGCAAATATAACCCTACACTATATAAGGTTATGCTGCTGAGTTCTAACATATTTCAATATCACACTAGTGTGGGTACTCACCTGCCATTGAATAAAATAGTCGGCTTTCTTGCTCCTGTTTTTCGGGTCTTTACAATAGTAACTCTGGCTGGACTTTCGTCTTGTAGAAAATCTACCGCCTTAATCATTAGGGAATGCATATTCTTCATTGCGCCATTTTTAGTAATCGCTTTATAAATTTGTGTCTGAGTTATATTTTTATTTCCAAGTTGTTTAACCAACCTTACAATATCATTAGAAAGTGCCACAATTTCTTCATGAAATATTTGTTGTTCGAGTGTCGTAAAACAATATTCAACGGTTTCCTCCCAATAATCAATCCAAGCAACCGCAGCATCTAAATGAGGAACGTCTATTTCCTGTTTTTTAT